GCCGTCTCATACTTCCAAAGATAGCCGTGGGCTTGCCGAAGCTTGCCGTTGGCCGCCGAGGAGATATTGCCCCGCTTCACGCCGAGGGCCGCAGCTGCGGCTTTCTCAGACTGGAATCGGACTAGTGGACCGCCGTCGAGAGGCGTCCCGACGATGGGCTTCCGGGCATCGCACAATCCTGTGGACCGCGCGTGAGCCATGTTCTCGGCTCGAGTGCACCATTCGAGGTTGTCGGGGGCGTTGTTCTGCTTGCAGCCGTCGAGGTGGTTCACGTCCAGGCCATCACCGGAGCCAACCAGAAAGGCGCGCGCGACGAGGCGATGCACATTGACGGGAGTGCGTTCGCCGCCGTGGCAGACGTAGACGGCGAGGTAGCCGCCCGCGTCAGACCACGGCTTCAACACCCGGCCCGCCTTGCGAAGCTTTATGGGCCTACCCCATCGGCTCAGGCGATCAATTATTCTATCGCGTGAGCGTATCCGGCCAAATGAACTGGCCTCGTAAAGCTCTCCCGTGTCGGGTATAGGTCGCCAAATCTCGTACATGGCGAATTATACTCAAGCAGCACTGTCTTGAATAGTTAATATCGTGTCATCCCAAGCAAGCGCCGCGCCGCCGGCCGTATTACGTTCCGCCGTCCACGAATAGGTGCGGATGACTTCCTTTTCGCCATGGTCAGGCGTGTCGCTGGTGATCTTGATCCGACCAATGACAAAGGTGACGAAGTCGCTCGTCGCGGTCGGACTATCATTCACGATCAGGCCTAGACTGACGGGCGTCTCGTTGTCGAACAGGGCCTGCAGCGTGACTGTGTCAAACTTAGCCGTGAACTGCCCGGACAGTTTGGTCTGGCCGATGTTAACATCCGTCGAGTAATTCGACCCGATGGCCGCTTCTCCGGCGCTCATCGTGCCTGAGAGAGTGAACGATGCACCCGTCACCCCGACGACGGCGACGCCATTGACGTAGATCACGCCGTTGGTGGAGTTCAGAATCGGGGTCGTGGTCGCCGCCGTAGGCGAGGTCAGGGTCTCCGACGCCGATACGGTGCGGCTCAAGCCGATGAAGTCGAAATCCACCGCGGCGTTGCCGCTGGCTGGAAGACTGACGGCGGCTTGGCTGCACCTTTGATCGACATAAAGCTCATAGCTCGCGGGGCTGATATCGGCGTACTTCTCCTCGACTGAGAAGTAGTCTTTGGTCAACGCGGTGAGCGGGGCCTTGGTCTTCTTGCCGACAACCGTGGCCGTTACAGCATCCCCCGCAGCCTTTGGACCGGGGGCTGTGTCGTCCAAAAACACGCCGGTCATATCAGTGGCGGTCAGGGCGGTGATCAGGAAGTTGCGGCTGTTGTTCGGGGTTCCGGTGGTCGCCCACCCGGTCCAGCGGATCACGTCAAATACCTTCAGGCCCGCCGTCAGGAAGCCCCCAGAGGCATCCGAGAACTGTGGGGCCGCGACCTGGGCCGTTACGTCGGTCCCGGCCGAATACGGCGTCACGGCCGCGAAGTCGGCGCACAACAGCGCGGCGTAGAGCAGCTTATGAGTCCCCGGCTCTACATAGCTAGGAAGCTTCCCCGCGGGCTTGTATTGGCCGTAGGTGATGCCGCGAGACATCCGGTCCGGGGTAATTTCATCCGATTCAAACGTGTCGCGGGCGACAGAAAAGACCGAGCCGGGGCGAAGGCGGAGAAGCTGCGAACCAGTCGAGCCGGGTGTGCCCTTGGCGGACTGCTTAACGAAAGAAATCGTCTTGGAGGCGCCCTGTGCGTATTCGGTCATGTTGTGGATTCCTTATTAAACCGCACAAGGCGGCAGGCGACGCGGCGTGAGGAACGCCGTGACTTCGATTGATCGGAGTTGGGTGGCCGCCTTAGGCGGTGACGTTGGCGAGGAACGGAATGCGGACCGGCAGGCGGTAGCGATCACCTTCGGGCTGGCCGGGCAGGATTTGCGGGGTCTTGAGGCACTTCACGGTCACGCCGCCGGAGACAAAGGCATTGCCGCGCTTGAAGGTGGTTCGGAGTAGTTGCGCCCTGGCTGTGGCGGCGGCGGCCCCCGTTCCGAGGGGGTAACAGAGCGTAACCTGCATGAAGCCTTGTTCTAGATAGTTCGGGCCGAACTCGGTGTTGTCCGGCGTCGCGAGCAAGAGGGCGACTTCCTGGTAAGGCGTCCCCGTGACGGGCGTGTAGGTCGTATTTTCCCAGGCCGAGCCGAGGGCGGGTGACATGCCGTTCAGGCCCGTCTCAAGCGCGGCCCTTATCGCCACGGCCGACATTCAGTCAGCCTCGGCGACCATGGCGGGGTTGCGGCTCGGAAGCCTCCTCGACCTCTTCGGCTGGCGCCTCAACAGACTGCGCTGGTTCGGGCTGCATAGGGGCGGGCTCCGCCTTCGCCTCCGGCGGCCACTCTCGCGAATAGCCGCACTCGGCGACCATGACTGCCGCATCCTCTTCAGACGCGGTTACGCGCTTCCCTTGCGGGTCGTAGATCGTGATCATGTCTGTGTCCTTAGAACGAGACGCCGAGCGTCTGAAGGTTCTGATTGATCGTCGCGGCGGTGACGCCGTTGACGATAGTATTGAATTCGACGGCGACCAGTCCAACCATGCCGTTTGGAGCTTGGCGCGACCACCCGGTCTCCAACCGCCAAGCATACGGAAGGCAGTTTGTGAGATAGTAGACCTTGCCTGCCGCTTTCTCCGGAACAGCCGCCGCGATCTTGTCCTTGGTAACTTCGCCCGTGGGGTCGATCACGAGCAACGTGCCTGTGGCTGGCGAGTCTTGCGTAAGTTGCCAGTTGCCCCGCGCCTGTCCAGGACGATAGCCGGGCGGGGGCGGTTCTTTCCACGTTTCTGGCATCCCGACCGGCGTCCGCTCAACGATGCGCGAGCCGATCTCGGCCACCACGTCGTGAACGACTAGATCGGCCTTTGCGCCCGCTTCCGCCGCAAATTGGCGGAGGGACAGTTCGAAGGGGCCGGCCATTATGCCGCCTGCAATACACCGTCAATCGTAACCGCCGCACAGGAGCCGACGATCTCAATCTCGATATGCCGTCCAGCCGCCGCGTCATGAAGTTCCTCAAGGGCCTTTTTTGCGCGACTGGCAGCATCAGCAAGAAGGTTCAGCGTTTCTGTGGCGGCCTGCACGCTAGTTGAATCGCAGGCGATTTTGAGTTCTGCAATATCCATGGTTTTCCCCGAAGGAGCCATTAGGAACGGCGGAGTTGAAGCTCGAATAAAATCACCGTCCCAGCCGGCGACAGCGGCCTATTGTTCTTGATCGTCCAGACCGAGCTATCCGCCAGGGTCACCGTGTCGTCGATCTCCGGCTTGGTCAGAGCCGCGCCAGCCGCATTCAGCGGGCTCAAAAGCAGCTTCTTATCGCCTTGTTGGATTAGAGTGCTGTCCAGCTCGCGGATCGTGTAGTCCAGCTCGACGCCCGTGCCGCTTTGGGTCGTGGTCGTAATCGCCGCTGTCCCGGTCGCTGGATCGTAAGCCCCGGCCGATTGACGCGTGATCGTTACCGCCTGGCCCTTGCCACCATTGGCGATGGTGTTAAGCATCCTGGCGGCTTGGGCCTTGGCGCGGGTGTCGTAGGCGGTCATGGGTCGAACGCTTCCCAGTGCACCTCGCCGAAGACCTCCTCGTAATAGAGTTCGCCGGTGACGTTGTTGTAGGCGCGGTTTCCGCCTGGGGTGACTACGGCCCGTTTGATCATGCCGAGTTGCGGGTCGACGGTCACGACACCGTCCTTTACCTCAACGCCATTGAGGTAAATCTTGATCTCCTTGCGGTCACCGCACAGGATCGAATACAGGCGCTCGCCAGGATCGCCCTTCTCGCAGGAAATGCGCGCGCTAGGCGGGGGCTTCGCCGTTGCCACAGCGCCAGCCGCAACGGCCGCGCCGCCAATTCCCAAACCGGCGATGATCTGACGCCTGTTCATTGCCAACTCCTGTAGGCGGTCATGCCAGCGGCCTCCTGGGACGGAACGTGTCCTCGCGCTCAGGGGCGAGCGGGTGCGGAAAGACTTCGTAGCCCAGCGCCTTCATCCGGGGGGTATCTTCGTCCCGCACGTTGATCATGGGCTCGACCGTGTTGTGGCCGCAGCACGAACCGTGGGTATGGATGCCCTGCGCCCACAGCTCCTGAATCTCCGGCATGATGCAGTGATCGATGCTGACCAGTCCGGAGAGGCCAGCGGCGAGCCGAGCAGCCCGGTAACTCGCCATGTGAGGCGGTATCTCGACCGTCACCTGGTTGTCGTAGGAGCCCATTTCGACATTGACGCAGGCGCAGGCCACGTCAGGCCGCCAGTCTATCCGTCGCGACGTTCCAGACTATACGCTTGATCACAGAGCACTTACACGACACGATGTCGTCCAGCCCCGCCCCTAAACTCATGTCGCCAGGGTGAAGCATCCGTGCGCCGGTAGGGCTTTCGAATGGAACGCCATGAAGCCGCTTCTGTCCATTCATTATCTTGTGCGTATGCCTTGCGTTCGGCGGCACTGAGTTCTGACGCCACGTTCCTATTACTCGGCCAGTATTGCCCAGTCCGCCGGATGCGATGACCTGGTCAAAGGCTGCCTCCTGCCCGGCGTGGAGCATGAACTGCGCCTCTGTCGTTCCCGCCGTCCGTCCCCGCTGGAGGAGAAGCCTGTTGCGGTAGCTCTGCACGGCGCCATCCACGATGGTCCGGGGGATGGGCGTCCCGTCCGTGAGAAACCTGCGCACCGAAGCGTCGTATCTGGCGTCTCGAAGGGTCCTGGTCAGGTAGTTACGCAGAAGGGCCGGATTGCCCGACTCCAGTTCGATGCGGGCGTTGCTGGCGAACTCCGACTGAGCTGCAGTCAGGCCGATCAAGCCGCCTTCCCGCTTCCCGGTCGCCCGGTTGATCCGGCCCACGATCTCCAGGGCCAGATTTCGAGGGTTGATGTTGTTTGCCAGCCCGTTTCGGATCAACATCCGGACGGCGTCGCGCTGATCGTCCAGGATACGGGCCACAGTCGCCGCCTGGCGGGCCTGTAGGGCGTTCTCTATCCCATACTGGGCAGGATTGAACCGGACCACCACGCGGGTCCCGAAGGCGCTCCTGAGGGCCGGCAGAATGGTTATGGCGGCGATACCGGCGGCGATGAAGGCGTTGCGTTCGGTCTGGTTGAACGAGGCGAAGGCCGCCGGGTCCAGGTGTAGAGCAGCAAGGGCCTCTTCCGTGTCTCCCCGCTCGATAGCGGCGGCGATCGCTTGAGCGTCGGCCGAGTCCCTGATGTTCGCGAAGGCCGCCAGCATCGCAGCGGCGATCTCGGTTTCATACTGGGATAGGAGGGCGTCGAAGGCCTCTTGTTGGGTGGGTCTTCTAGCCATACCCAAGCTCACGTAAGCGGAGGGCCAAATCAGGAAAGAGTCGGTCAATTCTGGCTATGCTGGCCCGCCGCTTTTCCTCGGCCAACATCCGGTTTTGCTCCGCACTTCCGGTGCATTGCGCGTGGGCGCGCGTATAGATTTGTTGTGCGCGAGAGGTCGTCACTCCAAGCGCCCGGCCGATCTCGGCGAAGCCGCATTCACATGCCCGCATCTTCATGGCAATCTCATGCCGAATAGCGGCCTTTTGGGCGAAAGGGCTGATGATCGGGTCGCAAATCAAGCGCGATGCTGATGGCGCAATCCGAAATGTAATCTTCTCTTGCTGGGTGGGCTTGCGGGGCATTAGGCCTCCAGCTGATTAGTCCCCGGTCTCTCCCGAGCGTCACGCCTAGAGCTGACGTTTGCTGTGGGCCATACTCTACCAGCTGAGGGGAATTATCCCTTTGACGTAGTAGGCTCTAGGTGTAGTATGGCCCTACAGAACGAGGCCAGCCATGAGCGACTTTTCAAACCCGATCTTCCACGACGCCGACAAAGCCCGCGACT